ATAGGAAAGGGTGAAAATACTGGTAATGAATTTGAAACGTGGAAACTTATTTACGTTGGTGAAGTATCAGTTACAGTAGACACAGTTGTGACAGACGTTGCAGCTTTAGACTTCTCAGCAGTAACAAGTCTTGATGACGTAGCAAGTGTTATCTCAGCAGGAACAGCAGGACTAACTGTAGAATATGTAATTAACCGTTTCGTATTCACAAGTGATTCAACTGGTATAGCTTCAACAATGACATTATTGTCAACAGTTGCAGTACCTGCAGGAACAGATATAAGTGGAACTGGATTCTTAGACGGTGACGTTATAGCTTCGCCATCAAATCCAGGTGGATCACTATTATCTCAAGGTCAAATCGTAGAGACTGCAGCTGACATGTTAACAGCAATTAAAAATGCTAACAACCAATGGTATGCTCTAGGTTTAATTAAACCATTAAGAGACATTCAGTTCACTGAAGACTTAGCAGATGCAATTGAGTCAAATCGTAATATTATGATTGTTGACACAAACGATGCAAATACACTAGTACTTGGTTCAACTGCTTCATTCGCTTATTACATCAAAAATGCAAACTACAAAAGAACTGGTTATGCTTTCCACGATAACGAAAACGTATATCCTTCGTGGTCTTGGATGGGTCAACAACTTCCAAAAGATGTAGGTTCAACAAACTGGTCATTTAAAACTCTTGCAGGTATAGCAGAGGGAGCATCACAAAATATAGAAGCTTCTAATCTATCCCAGACAGAAATAGATGCAGCACTAGACGTGAACGCAAACCTTTATACACAAACAATAGGTGCAGTTTTTATGTACTTTGGAACTATGGGAGGCGGTAAAAACATAGATAAAGATGGTGAATACATTGACATCATTATCAATATTGACTTTTTACAAGCACGTGTAGAAGAAGGACTTATGAGTCTTTTATTGGAAAAAGATATTATACCTTTCACAGATGGTGGAATCAGTATAGTAGATACAAGACTTAAAAACCTTTTACAGACTTATGGTGTTGTTCAAGGAATTCTAGTAGACGGAACAGTTGTGACATCATTCCCTAAACGTTCAGAAGTGGACCAAGCGGACCGTGACAATCGATTACTTCCAGACGGAACATTCAACGCAGAACTTACAGGTGGCATTAATACTGTCATTGTACGTGGTACTGTATCAATTTAATTAAGGATTAAAACATGTTAGGAAATTATTCATTCACAAATGTAAACGTTATCTACGGAATCCTTGAATTACAAGGGTTCGCTGAAGGTGATGATGTTGTTAATATTACTTTTGACACTGAGCAGTTCACAGACACTGCAGGTGCAAAAGGTGATGTAACAAGAACACAAACAAATGACAACCGTGCAACTGTTGTGGTTAAACTACTTCAAACATCAGATAGTTATAAGGACCTTATGAACTTATACAATGCAGACAGAGAAACTGCAGCAGGTGTTGTACCTTTAACAGTTATCAATAAAGAGACTGGTGAAACATTTGTAGGAAACAATGCGTGGATACAAAAGAATCCAGATATTGTTCGTGGACAAAATGCTAACGCAGTAGAGTTCACATTCCGTGTAGACTTCGGAACATTTATCATCGCATAGTTACAATGAGCTTCGGCTCCTTGTAGGTTAATGTGGGTACACTTTTTAAGTTCGTCCTTTTAAGTGTCCCTTCATTAATCTATTCAAAAAGGACGAAAGATGAAACAAGAAGAAAAAAACATAAACGGTACAACATACAAAGTCACGACAATGGATGCATTGACTGCATTAAGTGTTCAAGCAAAGTTAGTTAAATTATTAGGTGGTTCATTTAGTGAGTTAACTGGTGGAGCGAACAAAGAGAGTATCGCAAAAGCAATAGGTAAACTTACAGATAATATTGATGATGAAAATGTAGTTTCATTGATTACAAAGTTATTCGCAAAAGGTGTATTCTTTGTTGAGATTAAAGGAACTACAGAAGTAGACACTCCGATAGAATTCAATAGATACTTCTCAGGTAAGACAGGGGAAATGTGGCTAGTTGCTATGTTTATCATCCAGGTAAACTTCGGAGATATCATGGGAAAGTTAAAGTTAAATTCAGTCTTCCAGGAGGCAGAAAAGAGTCTAGAGACTTAAATATAGACCTATTTATATATAGGCCTATTATGGAAAAACTCTGTACACTACATGAACTAAGAACGGTCTATAGTCTTTCAGATTTATATGATTTTCACGAAGCACTAACTCTGAAGACCGAAGCTGAATATATAGCACAGCAAGAATCTAAGAAAAAGAAACCGTGATAAAATGATATAATATGTAAAAGGATTACTATGGCAGTTATAGACTCACTCGTTGCAGCACTCTCATTTGAATTTGATGATAAAGCATTAAAAGAATTTGATAAAGGTATGCAAGACGCAGGAAAAGCCATCGCCATAGTAGCAGCAGGAGCAGCAACAGCAGGTGTCGCTATATTTGCATTCACTTCTAAAATTGCAGAACAAAATGATGAGATAGGGAAACTAGCTCAAACAGTAGGTCTCGCAGCACAAACAATCAATGAACTCGGATTTGTAGCAGAACTTAATGGTGGGTCAATTAATGGAATGAACACGTCCATAGAAAACCTTGCACGAACAGCAAGTGAAGCAGCGAGAGGAATGGGTCCAGGTGTTGAAGCATTCGGTCTTCTTGGTATTAGTGCGACAGATGCAAACGGTCAAATAAAACAAACTGACGACTTACTACTAGATGTTGCAGATGCAGTATCACAACTTGGATCACAATCAGAGAAACTAGAACTTTTAAATAAATTAGGGATTGATACATCGTTGCTCCTTACACTTGATCAAGGACGAGAAGCAATAATCGCCCAGAGAAAAGAAGTTGAAGCTCTTGGTTTTGTATTAGATAAAGACGCAACAGAGTCCGCAGCGAAATTCAATGACGAGATGTTGAGAGTCGGAACCGTTGTAAAAGGTATCGCTTCCGCTATTGGTACGAAGTTAATGAAACAGATCACACCGATGATAAAAGTATTCTTAGAGTGGTTCAAAGCAAATAAAGATATACTCAAGCAAAATCTAAATGTATTCTTTGAGAAATTAACAACAGCGATAGGTGCTATATTTAAGATAGGTGGAAGAGTTGTCTCAGTCATTAACTCAATAGTTCAAGCATTCGGTGGATGGGCCAACGCAATCGGAATAGTATCTGCAGCGATGCTGATATTGAATGGTAGAGCATTATTGTTACCTGCAATAATCCTCGCAGCAGGTGCAGCTATATTCTTATTGGTGGAAGATTTAATAGCATTTGCAAACGGAGCCGATAGTCAAATCGGAGCACTAGCTGAAAAGTTTCCAATCATAGGAAAAGCAGCAATGGGATTAATTGCAGTATTTAGAATGGTTCGTGAAGGTTGGAGATTAATATTCGAAGATGGTGAAAAAGCATTAGACGGTTTGATGATTGTAGCCGAGAGAATAGGACAAGCAATAACTGATTTTATAATGGCACCGATTAATGCACTGTCAAGTGGATTTGATTCTGTGATGAATTTCTTCGGAGGTGATGACACACCAACACCTGCAATGGCACCAGTCGGTGGTGGCTCAAGTTCAACAGACAATTCATCAAGAGAGATTACTGTCAATGTAAACGGTGGTGATCCAGACGCAGTCAAACAAGCAGTGAGTGAAGCACTTGGAACAGAGCTTCAATCCACTGAACAAAATCTATCGACACAAGTGAGTTATTAATGGGTATTGCACAATTAATATTTAGGAAAGGAAACTTTCTAGGAGAGATAGAATTAGATGTAATAGTGAGCGAGTCAGCACAAGCGAGTGCAACTATTACAGCGAACCCAGTCGAGAATGGTGCAGACGTTAATGATCACATCATAATCAATCCAATGACGTTCAGTATGACCGGAGTAGTCTCTGATTCAAAAGTAGCTATACTTGGTGGAATAAATACAATTGAACAAATAGCCTCTGGGAATGCATTCACAAAAGAAGATACACCATCAAAAGAAGCATGGGAGTTATTATTAGAACTTCAAGCCGAGAGAATACCATTCACACTTATAACAAATTTAAGAGAGTATGAAAATGTGGTTATTGAAAATCTATCTACGAGTCAAGATAAAGACACATCAAATGCTCTTATCTTTACAGCTAATATGAAAGAGATTATATTCGTAGGAAGTCAAGCATTAACAGCTGAACAATTCGATAACCAGAACACTGCAGATAAAGCAGTACCAAATGTAGATGGAGGACTTAAACAATGATAATACCATTAACAACAAATCCATCAGAGAGTTTTAATTTTAACATCAATGGTGAGATTTATAAATTTAAGCAAAAATGGAATACAAGAGGATACTGGACTCTAGACATTGTAAATATAACTGGAGCACCATTCATCTATGGAGTTAAACTAGTGACAAAAGAAAACTTATTAGTAGCACATCCAGATATCCCTTTTGATTTAAGAAGTGAAAGGTTAAGCGATCCTACACGTAACAATTTAAATCAGTTTGAGTTACAAGTACTAGAGAAGAACAATGCATAACTTTTTTATAAGAGAGGCCAAACTTGTAGTAGGTGATCCAGACACTGGTGGACTTGAAATAGCAGACTTAAGATTCTCGTTCATTGTTGAACTGTCTCTTGTTGGATTTCCGAACATGGCCACAATTAAAGTTTATAATTTAAAGAAGTCAAATAGAAATTTAATCAAAGAAGAGTTTACAAAGGTATTCTTGTACGCAGGATATGAAGGTAACGTGCCTTTAATCTTTAGTGGTAACATTGTAAACGTTACACATGAGAAAGTAGGACCAGACTGGATAACTAATCTATTTTGTGGTGATGGAATAAAAACCATTAATGAATCTACTATAAATAAAACATTACCTGCAGGTGCAACAACAGAAAGTCTACTCGATGAACTAGTAGGACAGATGGACGGTGTCACAAAAGGTACAACCGAAGGTTTAAAAGATTGTATCACTGGAAAACGTTCACTGCTTAGAGGAATAGTTCTTGCAGGGAATGTTAAAGACTGGCTAGATAAACTATCAGAGAACTGTGGCTTTGATTATTCAATCAACAATGATGTACTTGAAACAACAACAAGGGGTAAACCAATAAATGATGAACCGGTGGCTATCATATCACAAAACAATGGAATGAGAGGAAGTCCAGAGTTAACAGAGG